TAGCAGATGCACTATTCGCTTGTGCAAAAGCAGCATTTGAATATGCAAAAGGTGCTGCTGCGGTATTTTGTGAAGTTCCATCTGTAAAAAATATTGGATGACCATTCACCATTTTAATACCATCACCTGTAATGATAGCAACAATGTTACTCGAATTATAACCACCAGCAATAAATTTAATCTGTGTGTTTGTAGTTGTTGTTCCAATGATTAGATTACCACCACTTGCTGTTGATGGAACACCAACAGAGTTACCTTGAACATAAAGATAACCATCTAATGGACTTAATGCTGTACCTAAGTTATTGAATTCTAGACCAGGTTGAACATTTTTATTTGCAAAACCCATGTCTGTGAAATATGCGGAGTCGGTACCACCAGAACCAACGTTTGCAGTAACAACAATGTCGGCGGTACCACCATCATCGGTATTAACTAAATTTGTTTGTACATAAGAAGCACCATTCGAAGCAAATTGAGCAACAGTATTTGGTAGAGTATTTGGATTATTACCAACACTCAAAGTCTCATTTGAATAAAGACCTTGTGCCAAAGTGTGTGCAGTAAACTGGAATGTTTGTGCGGATGGTATATCAACACCAACAAACAAAGTGTTTGATGTGTTTGCATTAATTTTTGTAAATGCTGGCAATTGAGAAATTTTAATTGTACTCATCTTTTTATCCTATTAGAAGTGTTTGACCACTTTCTGTTATTATTATGTCTCCGGTTTCTGTTCCTAATTCTGCAAAATATTGTGTTCCAACTGGGCCAAATATTTGAACATTGTTATATAGTGAAGTAATACCTCTACTCACTGAAAGTAATCCGTTTGCTCCACTTGTTAAGTTTCCACTCAGTGTTATTCTGGTGAAAGGTGCTGATCCTACTGAAATAACTGTTTGTGCAACACCATTAACAGAAACATTGTCACCCACTCTTATGGTATCTATGATGGGGTATGTAGTGTTACTATAAACACCTCCATTTACAGTATTGTAACTATATGTTAATGATGTTATATTTATTACCTGATTGTTGCCATTATTTGCTGCAGCAACAGCAACGTTAGCAAAATATGTCCAAATATTATCTTGTAATGTTATTGTGTTTGATGTTTCTGTTGAATTTATTTTGATAACTAAAGATTTCACCACATCTGTTGAAATACCTGTTCCATATGAGAAAACTATTGTTGAAGAATTTGCAACAAACACGTTTGCAAGATTAGCACCATACAAATTATTTAACGTGACAATATTATTACTTGGTGTGTTTGCTGATCCGCCAGGAATTGAAGCTGTAGCAGCCGCACCAACATAATAACCTAATGTATGTCCTGACACCAATGCATCTTTTGTATAGAAATTCATCTTGTTGTTTGAAGTCATCGCAATGCGACCAACGACTTTTAAACCAGCAGGATGCAACAAGTTCAGTAAAACATTTCTATACTTTTCAATTTCTTTTGATACTGTTAATTGATATGTGTAATTATTATAATTTTCACTTTGCAGAACATCAAAAGAACTTGGTTGACCAGTTGAATCTAAATATTGTCCGTTACCAATAACCAAACCATTCAAGAATGTTGCATTAGCTAAAGCGGTACCGTCACCATATGTGATAATACCGTTTGCTGAATCAAATCTTGAATTTGTAATACTATTATCAAAAGTTGTATTGTGGACCGTTGTATAATTTGAAACTAATGATAAACTTGATCCTGTTGAATCAATTTTTAGTGCAGATGAAAACGATGGTTTTGAATTGTAATTGTAAACTCTTAACTGATAAATGTTTTGACTTGTGTTTACATAGTTTTGTAGGGGCAAAATAGAATCAATATATGCTACATATGTTGCAGAACTTATATTTGCACCTTGATATATTGTGTCACCTTGTGCCGGCAAAAAATTTATTTGTACATTTGAAACAATTAAATCTTGTACTTTAAGTGAAACTTTTGGTGAAGAGATATAATCACCACCACTAGTTAAAATATTAAGGGATGTTATTGCACCAACACGGTCAGTTGTTTGTGAGAATGTGGCGCCTGTTCCTAAAATTCCAGGAACACTTAATATTGATGTACCTAAGTAGAATGAATTTGCAACTAAATTTAATGAAGAATTCGTTGTTAAAATCATCGAATTTGCATTCACAACATTCTTAACTGTACCAATTATGACATTGGTGTTGGAAACCAAAAGAGCACCATTACTAAATTGGGTTAAGAAACTTGTTCCGTTACCTGTGACTACATTACTTGTATTGCTTGTGGTGACATTTCCTGTTGCAACGTTTGCGACAACTACAACCGGCAATACAGATTGGTAACCCATGCCACCCAAAGAAAATTTGTTGAATGTATTACTAACATAACTGACAGATAAAATAGCACCATTTGCAGCAACTGAAGTCACATTTGCGTATGCGCCGTAACCAGAACCTCCAATAAATGCAATTTTATCGTTAACAGAATAACCAGTACCTGGATTTAAAATTTGAATTGGTGCAAGAATACCTAAATTTGAAAGTAAAGCTTGTGTATTTGCATCTGTGTTATATTCTGAAATTGCTTGTATTGTTGGTTGTGAAAGTAAACCACTACCAGTAGTTTGCACAATTACAGAAGAAATTGGGAATGTTGAGAAACTAGTAAATGTAAATGCATTAGCTAAAGTTGTGTTTGCATTAGACGATAAATTATTAGCAAATCGGTAAGAACCTTGTGTATAATAACCATTAGCACCTAATGTGTTTGCACCACTACTAGTTGCAATGTTACCAATATAATTATTTTGTTTTAATCGAATTGTATCTGTAGGAATGAATGTAACATTTGCAATTCCATTTGGATCTAAAGTACCAACTTTCGCTGTAGGTGTTACGGGATTAGTACCTACAACATTTGTGAAATATAAATATGTATTTGCACCACCAAGTGAATTATTTGCAGGTGAATATGTATATCCATAACCACCAGAAACAACTTGAACACCGGATAAACCACCAGAAGTCACAGAACCAACTTGAACTGTTGCACCTACAGGGTTTACAGCATTTGGATTTAAACCACCATAAATTACAACAGGATCATTTGCTACATAAGTTAAACCTCTATTGTTCTTATTAATTGTCACTTGACTAATTTGTCCAACAATAGCAGCAGATGATAAACTTACTGCACCAACAGTTCCTGCCGGCACAACTGAACCATTTAAGAAATAAACAGTTTGATTGTTTGAATCTACAACAGTAACCACCTCACCTGTTTGGAATGTTCTTTCAATATCAGAAATGAACACTTCAGTTTTTGAACCATCAAATATTACAGTCTCAACTGTAGCTATTGCTTTGGAACTATTACCAAATAAACGTAAATTTTTAATTAATAGGAAATTTGGATCAGTTGTAGAAAGTTTTAAACTTCTAGGTACATACCATTTACCAGAAGAAGCTTTCAATACAGCATCTTTAGTATAGAACAAATCAACTTCAGAGTTGTAAATTATACGAAATAAAAATTGATAAGATGCTGGTGTACCTTTAGATTGGTATAATTGTTTTGCTATCTTGATAGCTTTTGATTTATTTGCCAATATATTCTGTGGGAAATATGACATAAAATCATTAACAAAGTATTGAAGAAATTGTTGTGTGGTTGTATCCACATCCATATCTGTCAATAAACTTTTTGTAACATCTAATGTGTTGTTTTGTTCTTCCATCCATTCATAATATGCTTGCAAAAATAGAACAAAATTGGCATAGTTTGGATCATCCCTGATAAATTCAGGAAGTTGATATGGAACAAGAAGTGAAGTTTTTTGATTACTTTGTATCATTTACTTAATTCTTTTTTGATGTTACATTAACATTCACAGCAGAAGAATCGTATGGATCTATTGTTATTAATCTGTTTAATGTAGAAGAAATGATATTGGTCTTTGGTTTAACTGATAATGTTAGTTGTCCAAAAATATTATTGATTGAATAGGGATTAAAATTATTTAGAGTAATAATTCCATCATCATAATCAATTTTTCCAACATTAGAAGAAACTATAATTTTACCATTAAGTGCATCGTTGTAATAGCTTCTGATTATCCCATAACGACCTTGTAAATTAACCACAAGAGCAGCTGATTGTCCTGTTGTATCACCAACAGCTTTAGTAACAGTCGCTGTTGCATTTGTGTAACCTGTACCTGCATTAGTTACAGTTACTGAATATAATTTATTGTTTACAATCGTAGCCACCGCAGTTGCACCTGTACCATCACCTGTAATAGTCACTGTTGGTGTTGCTGTATAATTATAACCTTGATTTATAATGGAAATAGAATCAACACCAAATGTGCTTTTTGGTACTTCTTCAAGATATACACCTGTTATTGTAGAGGTTGCATCTGATGGATTCACAACTGTTATATCTGGTGTAGTCACTAGCGTGCTTGAGAAAACACCACGTTGTAATGGTCCATTAAAATATAGATTGTATGTTGTTGGTGTTCCTAATGTTGGATTTATCTTTTTCTGAACATTGATGGTAAAATCTGAAGATGATATCGACGGATCAAAAGAATTTATCGCAGATAATAAATCATAAGAACTGAATGTAGAATTGAAAGTGTTCAAATATTTACTAGAGTAGTTGTAAATGGAATTCTGAATACCATTTTGCATATCACCTACTGTAAGTGATGTTTTTCTTGGGTCATAAACAACATCCGCATTCACTTGAATATATGTGTAATCTGGATCAACAATTGTGGGTTCAACTGTCAACATACTTACTGGTTTAAGTACATCAGTGATTAATAATTGTTTTTGTACTGTAGTTAAGTTGTATGAACCTGTTGGCTTCAAAGAAACAAATACTTGGCCGTAAACAGGTGGAACATTTTCTTCACCGCCCCAAACTGAAATTGCATCAAATTGAATACCTAAATTGTTTTGTTGTAATATGGTGATATAGTCATTCTTATTAACTGCACGACCTTGTGCTGAGAATGCTTTTGGTGCTTGAAACTTAATTGAACTGATAGATTCTTTATCTTTACCCTGAGATGCTTTTTGATATGGAGTCACAACTGATGATGTGTATGTACCAATATTATCCATCAATGCAAAATTATTAGCAAGACCACCGGCTGAACCTGCTGTTGATAAGTAACTGATATTAACAATGTTACCATCAGATAAACTTGCACCCAAGATACCATCACCAAAGTATATTTGATAATTTCCGTCTACTGCTTCTTGTAAGAAGTATACTAAATCTGTTGGTCCTAATGCTAAATAATCTGTTGTACTATTGTAAACTTGATAAGCAGTATTTGTTGAATTTTGTTGAACTGTTACTTGGATTGTCGATGAATCAATATTTGTGTCAGGTATTTCAAATATGTAATTTGGATTTGTTGATGAATCGACAATGAATCTATAGTTTGCAGGTGTCCCTTGCTTCAACTCAATTCCAGTAAATGATGCAACATTATTAACCACAGGTACTGTTGTACTTGTGGTTGTAACATAATTGTAATTAATGTTATTAACGGCTTCAGAAAGAAAATTTGTGTACTTGGGTATAGTGAAATTTGTTGTTGTAACACCATAGAATGTTAAATTTATTTCAGCTACCGCGCCAATAGCAGACTGTGGAACATAGTTCATTAGTTTTGCATGTGAAATTACAGATGAACGTTGCAACGCAGAATCCAAAAACATTTCATTTGCAACCATGTTCAAATAATATGCATTATACTGTGTATTATAAGAAAGAACATCCAGCAAAGTTGACAGAGCCGAACCTGAAAAGTTGTAGTCTTTGAATCTATCTTGTGATTGTAGATAAGTTATAAAGTTTTGTTTAATGTCACTAAAATCTAAACTAGCGACTTGGATGTTTGTATTTGATGCCATTATCTGGACCTTTGCAATATTAGATTAACCGCTGTTGGACTTGTATTGTTACCTATGTAAAATTCTAAGTTAACGGAAAAAGAGTTTTTATCTGGATTCGCAATAGCATTTATTGATTTTATTTGTACTCTAGGTTCAAAATTATTGATAACATTTTGTACCTCATTCTCTAATATACTAGCAGTCAAATCATTAATTGGTTCAAATAACAATGCATCTACGTTTGATCCTAATTTTGGTTGAAATGGTCTCTCATAAAAATTAGTCAAAAGTAAGTTTCGAACCGAAGCAATAACCGCTTGGTCATCATAACGCATAGCCACATCACCCGTACCAGGAAGACGGGTAAAAGTTAAATCTAAGTCTGAATAAATCTTTAGTGTATTTGCCATGTTCTATTTATGACTGTAAATCTGCTATAATTTTTGGAGTACCAATAAGATTATTCAAAAGATATGTTGAAGTTACACCCAAATTATTAAATTGCGTTATGGTATTGAAGTCTTTAACTAAAGCAATTGAATTCTGGTAGAATGAAACATCACCTGTCCGTCTTTGATAAACTGAATTATACAAAGCTTGAACATGTTGATTAATTGTATTTATAGCGGTCACTGTGGGTGAAACATTCATAGTTGCTGCGTCAGAAGTTAATGTTATCACACCATTGGCTAATGATGGACCTAATGTTAAACTTGTAAAATTTCCTAAAATTGGTGCATTATTCTGTAGGTTATCTGTCTGATTTACAATTGTAAGAACTTGTCTACCTATGGCTAACGCAGCTTGGTAGTCTGGATATAATGATTTATCTGGTGATGGTGTTACACCCGATAGATAATTTGTGTGTGTTGTAAATGATGGTAATTCATTTATCAATGTGTTTGCAGTCAACACCAATGTATTAGAAGCCGTAGCTAAAGTTGGATCAGTACCTCTATATGCCACACCCATACTAATAGCAGTAGTATAAATTGTGTTTGTTATAGTTGTTAGTGAAGATAATGTACTTGTTAATGGGTTTTGAAAATAACCACTTACTGTACTATTAGCCAAGTCATTTACTTGCCATTGTTTCAATGAAGTCTGGCCCGTATACATTAATTTTTCACCGTCAGTAAAAGTACCTGCGGCACCAAACTGTGCTGTATCAAAATTATAACCTAATCTACCAAATACTGACATAATATAACTCTCTTAAAACATTGGTTGTAGGGGTGGAGTAACAGTACCACCTTGTGGATCGGCATGTGTGTGGATATTATAAGTGACTCTCATATCTACCATTGTTCCCAACATATCTTTTACCATAATACCAGAAATCCAACCAGGAACTGGTGTTAAAGGAATAGGAGAACCTGCACTTATATAACCTGGAGTAACAAAACCTAATGCTGCTGATGATTGTAGTCCTGCTGAGATATTTTTCACCGCAGAAATACTTTGGCCTGAGGTTACACCACCAGTAACATTCAAATCACCATTGACATTAACAGTACCTGCATATAGACCAATATCACCTGTAGAAGAAATATCAATATCATCGGTAGTTGCTATATTTGTTTTACCTGCAACTGTTTGTGTTAAATCACCATTCACGATTTGTTGCAAATTACCATCTATCTGTATTAGTCCGTCACCCAAAACGTGTATGACACACTTACCATTAACTGTAATGTTGCATTGACCTTCAATCAATACATTGTTGTTACCTGCAACAATATGATAGTTATCTCTTAAAACTTTTGTCACAAGATCACCCTTCGGTTGAAATTCTTGAAAAGAACCATCTCTGTGTTGCAAACGTAAACGTTCTCTGGTTGGTGTGTCATCCAACTCTATAGAATTACCAGATTCACTTTGCCAACTTTTATTGTAAGGATATTCTGGAACAGTATCTGGTGTGACTATAGCTGGTTCTGTCCATAAACTAAGACTCATTATTTACTCCTTAAGCCAATGCAGGTTTAATAACAGAGTTCAAACTAGAAAGTGATAGTGAACTCGCTGTTTGTGTTAACGATGTTATTTCGCTACTGACCGATGATGTTGCTTCTTTCATTGTGTTTACAACTGATGCAATTTGTTGATTACCAACACTACTAATCGTTGCGCCAAGATTGGCAACTGTTGATGTTGTTGTTTTTACTGTGTTTATGAATGACGACAACTCTTGATTACCAAGACTAACAATTGATGTAAATTTTGCCAAACATTCTTTCAATAAAGAAATAATATATGCAGGTAAAGATAATATGTATTTAACCATTGCCACAGCAAATTCTATGTATTCTTTTACCGCCTTTATAGCGTCTGCAATTGGTTGCAACTCTTTTTGTATTATTTTGATTTTTTCTTTTATATAAGTTATGGCTTGTTTTATTTGTTCAAAAACAGGAGAAGATTCTGTTCCTGCAAACAAGGCTTCAATTGCCAACCTTGCTTCTGTTACAAGTCCCATAACATACGCTTTCAATTTTGCAATTTCTTTAGAAGCCTCAATTGTAATATCACAATTGTGTGCTAAATTTTGATATGCTTTTTGATATGGAGTATTATTAAAAACGCCTCTAGCCAACGGAGATGTTGTTGGTTGACCTTGAGCAAACTGAATCTGACCTGTTGGTACTTGTGGTGCTTCGGCAACCTGTGCAGGAGTTCTTGGATCATAAAATCCTGAACTTGTATTTGCTGTTGGTGGTGCAGTCACTATACCAGGTAAAACACCAAGCATCATAGGAAATTGACCGGATTCTCCGTCAGCAAAAAATCCTGTTACATAAGCACCCTCACGAGGTGTACCAAAATCATCTGAGTTATTTGATGGCAATACTGGCAGTGCCCATGGCAAATCTTCTGTTGGTATTAGTTCTTTGTTATCTGTGTGCCATCCAAATATACGAACACGGCAACGACCCAATTCCAATGGATATTTTATATCCTCAATAACACCATTCCACCAAATAAAACCATTTAGTCCAGCAAAATTATTCGTTACCTTAGACATTATAATATTCCTTTAACTGAATTGTTCCAATCCAAACCTTGATTTTTAGCTAAAGCATAAGGACCAACTGTACTTTCTTTAGATAATTCCAAAACAGTTCTATATTGATGTACTGTTAATAAATGTCTCACAGCAGTAATCAAATAGTTACCTGAATAGAATGGATCAGGTTCTTTATCTATTGGATCTTTAGATAACAGATTGAATTTTATGATTCTACCCACAGTCAATCCAGGATCACCAGGAACAGATATTTTAACTCTTGTATAGGTTGACAAAGGTATTTGTGCTGTACGATTTGGAACATACACCTCAGCAAAAATATCATGTGCAACTGAACCCGGTTTTGATTTTATATAACTTGAATCACTTTGATTAAAATTTGACAAAATTAACTTTAAACAAGCTTGATTAGTATCATAAATCCTGTCATCAAATCTATTTTTCAAATTGTTTATAATAGGATACTTGTTTAATGTTTTTATATTTGGATCTGATGTGTATGTTGAATAATCAAAGTTTGTGATTTTAAATCTTTGCAACAAAGGATCAACAGAAATCAACTGATTTGCAAAAACTCCTTTATTGATTGCATCCAACGTATCATAAGAATCGATGATTTCATAAGTTAAAGCATTTTTTAACTTTTTGTTTAGTGTCAAATCTTTACTATCTATGTTTTTTGGATTAAAACTATACTCATCATAGACTGTCGAAGAAAATAAAGTTTGTAAAGATTTAAAATTGAAGCCAAACTTATCTTCATAAAGTATAAAATCTGCACCAGGATTATTTTGTGATCTAGCATACGTTGACAACCAATTGATTGCATCAAAAGGTTTTAAATTGGGTACTATGAAGTCATATAAACCATAAGTATTTTCTATATTCGATGTACTTAACTTGTTATTTGGAACTTTCAAATAGTTAAACAACACATCATAAATTATGGAAGATATGTCTTTATTTTTATAAGATTTACTAACTTTATATTGTTCGGATAATACCAATTCTTCAGAACAAAAATATAAAGAATATGTCTCTGTATTACCTTCATTCAAAGGTTTTCTTTTTGCAACTTTGAATACTCTGAAAATTTTATCCACAACATTGGTGCTATTGTCAACCTTACCAAACTTCATTCTAATAAAATCATTACCATTCAATTGTAATTTTTCAATAAATCCGGTAGAATCAGTAACCATTAAGTATCCAGAAGCTGTATTATTAAACAAATCTTCATTATATGACAATTCATCCAAAATGTTTATAAAATCAAAAACTGTAACCGATGTGATTAAATCTAGGTTGATTAATGTATAATCATTTGGGTAAATTATACCTGAACGAGTTGAACTTGGCATATTATTTGTTCATCAATGCTTTAAGCTGTGCTTCAAATTGTGGCACATAAATTGAATTGATCAAATTTATACTTCTCATAGCTTCATTTTGTTGAACTTCATAATCATATAATGACTGGGTATATTTTTTAATATTTTGTATTACACTTGATTTGCTGCCAGTTGAAAATGTGGCGGTTGTCGTATTCTGAACTACAGTATTATATGTTGCTTGATCTAGTATATACATATTGGTATTTGAGGTTGAAGAATATGTATCTGTTGTTGTAACACTTTTAATATAATTTTTTACAGTGCCTTGTGTGTAAGCCAAAACTTGACCATAAGTTACTGTATTTGCTGAAATATTAAGTGAGTTGGCTGTGTCTGAAGTGTATTTGTCTATGATATAATCATTAAACAAGTTTGTATTCATTGGCCAGTTCCATTGTGGGTCAATGATTTGATTTGCAAACAAAACCATCCAATAACGATAAGGATCACCATAATATTTGTCTGCAATGATTTCAGGTGTATCATCATTCTGAATATCATATTGATAAAATATTAAAGGGTTGTTTAGTAAACTTGGTATCACTTCAGCACGAATCATCAGATTCGTAAGAACGATTTTATTCCCAACGTAATCTGTTGTTGCAATTTTTGGTAACGTTTGAAAGTATTTCATTATCTTAGACCCCTCTCATTCATGGGGTCATTATAACCAGTTGACAATCTATTTTTATCAACAACTTCAATTTCTTTAAACGACAGAGATAATTGTGTTTGTATTGGTGCGCCATCTGTGTGTGCGGCCCAACCATTTGGTGCATAATTAACATTAACATCTTCCAACACACAATCTGTATATTTTGGCAAATATTTGTTTTCAATACCTTTCACCATAAACTTAACATTAAAGATGGCAGGAGGAATCAAGAACATACTATCATTAGAAAGAGATTTACCTCTTTGGAAACTAGGCGCAGAGTAATATTTAAACTGGTATACGATGTTATTAATCAATTCAGCTTCAGCACGAGATTTTGGAGTGAAAGTAAAAGCCAAAGAAAATCTTCTAAAATCCAAACCTTTATATATCATTTGCAACTGTGGGTTTGATGCATAACCGCGAGATTGTAAAGCAAGACCAGATAATTCAGAACCAGCGCCAATTTTCTTACCAAGAGAATCCAAAATTAATTTTTGCGCAGCAGGATCACTAGAAACAGCACTAAGTGCAGCATTTAAACCGCCTTTTGCACCAAGACCAGCCATTGCCACCTCAGATATTGTTCTAAGTGTGTTGAGATTTGAACCCAATTGATCTTTCAAACTCACTTCAGTATAACTAGCATTATAGCTTGCTGTTAGATTATCCGGCATATATAAAGAAATGACAGCTTTAGAGCTTGTTGTTTGTCTATCGGTTATCAAACCAATAATTTGTTTTTCAGCATTAGATACATATTGTACGAATTCCGTTGCTGCTTTTTGTGGATCATTACTAACTTGATCAACTGCGCTTTTTGCTTTATTTAAAACAGAACTGGCAGCACCAGCAGCCATACCTGCAACTGAACCAATTACACCAGCTGGACCATCTTGTGCATTTGCTCGTGCAATATTGGATCCAATAGCATTCACAGTATTTTCTGCTTGAATGTTATATTGCACCGGTTCAATTTCTTTTATAGAAAATTGTACATAATGACTCTTGGTTGCATCTATTGCTAAATCTTGTGGATAATTAATAGTAGTTAAACCTTTACTACCAAATAAAGCAGCTAGAGGACCACTAGCTATTTGACCTGCTTGTCCGGGTATAGATACTCCGCCAATTGCTGTTGGTATAGAAATTATTGCCATTTGATTCCAAATTAAGAAAGTGTATGTTCTATTTATGGCCTATTCAGGAAAGTTTACCCCCAAAAATCCACACAAATATGTTGGTGATCACACCAATATTATTTATCGCTCTTCTTGGGAATGTAAGGTTATGACCTATTTGGATAAAACCGATGAGGTGATATCATGGGCATCCGAAGAACTTATTATACCTTATATATCCCCAGTTGACAGAAAATATCATAGGTATTTCCCTGATTTTCTCGTCAAAGTCAGAACAAAAGATAATAAACTCAGAACCATACTAATTGAAGTTAAGCCTAAAAAACAAACTCAAGAACCAGAAAAGAAGAAAAGAGTTACAAAACAATACATTAATGAGGTTGCCACTTGGGGTGTAAATCAAGCAAAATGGAAAGCCGCAGAAGAATATTGCCTTGACCGTAATTGGGAATTTCAAATATGGACAGAAAAAGAGTTGGGATTATAGACTAAATAGTACATGGCAACATCAAAATTAACCACCCTAGCAGAAGAAAAAAGTACGATTGGTCATAAAACCATGTCGAAGGATGCTATTGCTTGGATGAATGAAAAACTTCAAGAGATAAAACGTCCAGATAAAATAGCCACAGCAATTAGTCGTGAGTCTATGAGAAATGCATTCCAAGTTAAAATTGGTATGTTGTACTGTTTCTACTATGATCCAAAAACCAAAGCGACCCTGGACTATTGGGATAAGTTTCCATTGGTTCTAGTTTTAGACCGATATGATGATGGTTTTCTTGGGTTAAATTTACATTACTTGCCGCCAAAATTTAGAATCGCTTTTTTAACCAAATTGATGAGATATGCACAACTAAATGCAAGTGATGATATCAAACGTATGAAAATCTCTTATGAGATATTAAATGCATCTAAGCGATACGCCGAGTTTAAACCTTGTCTGAAACGTTACTTGATTACTCACACAAGATCAAGATTGTTGATGATACAACCAAATGAATGGGATATTGCTACAATGTTACCTCTACAACAATTTAGAGGTGCAAGAGCAACCACAGTTTGGAAAGATTCAATACAAGAGTATAAAGACCACATGGCCCATTTTAATCAAGAAGAATAACAAATGCCAAGTATCAATAATTTCATATCATCTTTCAGTAAAGATGTTGCTCGTCCAAAACACTTTGATGTTAGCATACCTGTTCCTGTGGCTTTAATGCCTTATTTGGGTACAGCTAGAAACTTGTCACTAAGATGTGAATCTACTGTATTACCAAGTAGAACTTTTTCTACTGTTGACCAAAAATTTGGTACTAATCCAGTCGAGAGACACGCACACCAATCAAACTACAATGAATTGGAAATGACATTTATTGTGTCTGGTGATATGAGTGAGAAGATTTTCTTTGATGCATGGATGGAATATATCAATCCAACTATATCATTTGATTTCAACTACAAAGAAGATTATATTTCTACCTTGACAGTAAATCAATATGGAATGTCAAACGATTTAACATATTCAATAAATTTGATTGATGCTTTTCCCATTTCTATAAATCAATTAGATTTAAGCTGGTCTGATGATGGTCACCATAAATTAACAGTAGTTTTTGCTTACAGATACTGGCAAAATAATTCAATCCAACAACTTGGTTCAAGTTTGTTGCAAGCAGGTATTACAAGTATATTGGATAGTGTTGGTGGTTTGAATCCATCACCGGAATTCTTTAATACTCCAGTTGCTAAACCTGTCGATAACGGCGCAAAACAAGGTTCGTACATACCTTGATAAATTATTAAAATGAATGAAAAGGAAACATAACTATGGCTTTACCAAAAATTGACACACCTGTCTATGAATTGACTTTACCTTTGTCAAAGAAACAAATTAGATTCCGTCCTTTCTTAGTAAAAGAACAACGTAATCTTTTGATGGCAATCGAATCTGATGATAAAGAAAGCATTGAGACTAATATTAAGCAGGTATTAACTAATTGTACCTTGACAGAGAATGTCGATATTGATTCTTTACCTATTGTCGATGTTGAATACTATTTTATACAATTGAGAGCAAGATCAGTTGGTGAAGTTGTCAATAACAAATATCGCTGCGAAAATGAAGTTGATGGAAAAAAGTGTAACAACTCAATGGAAGTTGCTTTGAATCTTTTAGAGATTAAAGTAGATATGAATGATGAAAATGAAGATACTATTCAGTTAACACCAACCATCACAATGAAACTTAGATATCCACAGTTTTCTGTTATTGAAAAAACGTCAAAACAAACCAATTCCACTGAAATTGCTTTCAATATGATTATTGATAGCATTGAAAACATTTTTGATGGTGAACAGTATTACTATGCAACTGAAACACCAAAGAAAGAAATGGTTGATTTTGTTGAATCATTGAACACAGAACAATTTGGTAAGATTGAAAAGTTCTTTGAAAAGTTACCAAAACTCAACAAGAAAATTGAATGCACTTGTGGTAGATGTGGTTTCAAACACCTTATTGAGGTGGAGGGCCTTGAAAATTTTTTCGGATGACCTTTCGGCATGATAACTTAGCAAATTATTACCGAACTAATTTTGCACTTATGCAACACCACAAGTACAATTTGTCGGAGCTGGAAGGTATGATTCCTTGGGAACGTGAAATTTACATTAGTATGCTGGCACAATATATCGAAGAAGAAAATCTTAGAATTAAACAACAACAACAAAGTAAATGAAAAAAGAAATATTCGATGAGTTAATGAGAAACGGTGAATTCGAAAGAATGATCGAAGATAGAAAAAGCAACGAAATAAACGAGCTTTTGAATGGTGGAGAACTATCTGTAAAACAAATCGAAAAAATTATTGAACTTAGTAGAGAAGTGTCTAAGAAAGAGATAGAAAAACGTCAAAGGGATTTGGCGTCACAACCCGGTTATAGAGAATATATTCTTGCACCACTAATCAAAAAGATATTAGCAGAACAGAAACGTGTAAGGGATCCAAAAACTGGTCGTTACATGAAGGCACAATCTGAAACTGCACCAGCAACACCAGAACTTGAAGATAAACCAGAACCAAAAAAAGAAACAAAACCTTTTGTTGATGCCAGTAAAACTGGCCTAAATGAGAAAAAAGTTATTGAAAAGGCTTTAGATCAACCAGAAACAAAAGAAAAGAAAACTGAAATTACTGATGACAAAAGTTCTCTGAATAAACCCACCAGAAGAATAACATCTAAAAAGACAGTTAATAATTCTTTCTACAACACCATAACACAAAGAGGTTCAACCCTAAAAAGTGGTGATAGTTTGGCTAATGTTGCAGCAAAGACTTTGATTGTTTTTCAAAATAATCGAAATGAAAAGTTGAAAAGATGGAAATCTAAAAAAGTTTCATATTCAAAACAAAGTAATGTTTCAGTAAAAGAACAAAACAAATATTCTAAAGTGAATACTAAAAACAAGGAAGAAAAGAAATCTAGTTTCTTTAGTCCTGAAAAACTAGCACTAGGTGCAGCATTGTTACTTATACCATCGATTGCACAAGCCAATTTTGGTGAACTGCATAATATGGTTACAAAGTTTTCAGATACAATCAAAGATTTAATAAAGCCACCACCTGAAATAAGTGAAATGCCCACAGAGACTGATATACCAAAAGAATTACCAAAAGAATTAGGAAAAGAATTACCAAAAGAATTAGGAAAAGAACCATCAAACGAAGAGATAAAAAAATTCGTATCAGTAAGAGAATCTGGTGGTAATTATGATATCTTAGCCCATGCTATACCCCATAAACCTGGTGATCCAACTAACAAAGGTGGAGATAAAAACTTACCAGAAAAATTTAAAAATAGAAAATTAACTGAAATGAAAATTGAAGATGTCATAAAGTTGCAAAAAGATATGCATGACAGTGAACTTTTTCCTTCTACTGCTATAGGTAAATATCAGTTTATTCAAGGAACTTTAGAATATTACGTTAAAAAATTAAAACTTGATCCAAAAACAACAAATTTCTCAGAAAAAATTCAAGAAATGTTGATGGACAAATTAATTGAAGATGAAATAGAAACTGTGAAAAAGAGTGGACTTCCAGTAACTTTAAAAAACATTTATGCGGTACATTTTCTTGGTCCTGGAAATTTTTTAAAAGCAGCTGCAGCGAAACCAGATAAAACCTATGAAGAAATTTTTGGTGAATATTCGGACATCATCACACATAATCCAAGTGTTAAAGGTACAATCCCTAAATTAGATCGAAGTGTAACACCATCAACTGCTGGTGTGAATAAAGAAGAACCATCAACACCACCAAAATCAACTTCTGGTGTAAATTTGGAAAAAGAATCTAGACCAATTATTGATAACATAAAGAAAAATAAAGTTGTAACAATAATCAAAAAAATAAACAACAATTTCACAACCGCAAGAGGTGGTGTTTCAGTTATACAAGATGATACACAAGAACCTAAGCCAGCGATAACACAGAACTAAGAGTATCAAAATGGAAAACAAGAACAATATATCTGAATCTTTAGTTGATAGACTTAATGGAATGAGATCGTTTTTTAATAAAAAAGAAAAGAAAAATGATAATTCTGTCGATTTGAATACGAATGATGTAAAGTCAAATTCTAGAACGGATAAAGCTAAAAGTGCAGTTACAAATAATGCATTCTACACAACTATACACGAAGGTCAAATAAAACCACTCAAAAAAGGGGAAGGTTTAGCCAATATTTTTGCTAGAATTTATAACTTAATGAAGTTGCAAAATGAAGAAGAAAAGAGACATTATGAGTTAGAAAGAAATTTTCAAAAAAGACAAAGTAAAGGTTTTACACCCTTTATGAGAGAAAAGAAAGATTTGACTGTAAGTAAAGAAGATAAAAAAGACGATAAAGATAAAAATGCGTCTTTGATGGGTACAATGTTTGGTTTATTGTTTAAAGGAATAAAAACCATTGTAGGTGGAATGATTGGTGTAATAACATCATCTGTTGGTTTTTTGGCAAGCACTGTTTTTTCGTTAGCAAAAGTTGCAACCAAAATCATCGGATTTATACCATCATTATTATCAGGACTTGCAGGAATAACAGGACTTGTTACTAGCATTGTTGATAAATTGGTCACTAAAATTGCATATAATCTAATATCAAGAGTTTTCATGCCTCTTGTTTATCGTGGTATAATGTTCGTTGCCTCTAGTTTGGGTGAATTAGCTTCTATTGTTTTGGGTCCCGAACTTGCTGTTGGGTTAGCTGCAATTTTAGGAGTTTCGGCTGCATCATATGCTTACTCTAAAATTCCTGATATAAAACAATATGCTTTAGAACAAGCATTCACACAAGATAGAAAAGGTGGTCCTAAACAATCTTTAGAAGAATTGAAAAAAGAAAGAGATGAGAAATTACAAAAATTAGAAAGTAAATGGGCTTACACAAATAATTTGCGTACAGCAAATGATGTTAGAGATCCTGGCCATCCAGATTATCTAAAAGAGAGAGATAAAATTCTTAATGAGTATGCACAAAAAAAAGACCCAATAGACAAGAGACAAGAACAATATTTTAAAGAATTCGTTTTACCAAAATTAAATGAAGAAGGTTATACAGTAGATTATAATGCTCCGGATGCAGATACCACACGTTATTCACCTAAAGGAATGGAAGGTTTAAGTATACCAAGAATATTTGATCCAAATGGTAAACCACTAACCGATTTAGAAATGGATATGTTGGCTGTAAATTTTGGACTAACAAAAAAAGTTTCATCAATCATTGCTGATTCCGTCAATTCATTAACATCTGATGCAAAAAGTAGTCCTTTATATACTGATATCAAAAAAGCTGTAGAAGATACTCAATCTTATTTGGAATCATTAAAAACAAAAATTACAACAGGTATTGAATCTACCACAAACACAATGGGCCAAGAACTTGATAAGTTGTTTAAAGAATTCAATATAGCAAAAGATGAATATGATATGTTACCACCAATTGTTATAGAAGAAACCCACAACTATAACTCTAAAGGTGAAGAAACAGGTACAGTTATAGACTACTCTGCACCTGTAAGAACCGATGATGGCACACTGAAAAGACTTCAAGAAAAAAATCTAAGACCTTTTTAACCAATAAAAAACCCCGCACTAGGCGGGGTTTGAACTTTCTGAGTGAGAGAGTTTAATCGTCAGCAAGACTTGCAAAGTAAGCCATATCATCTTCATCGCTGCTTGTTGCAGTGATTTCAGGTTCAACAGATTTTACCTTTGGTGCAGACTTCAATTGTTCAACTGTAGTCTTAGGTGCAACTACTGCACCATTCAAGCCAAGAACCTTGTCCAAACGACCTTTTAGGTCATCATAGGACTTGAATTCCTTGTCAGCAGTCAACTCTTTCAAAGAGTGTTCATTCTTCCAAATCTTTTCGAGTTTTTCATCATCCTTAGACAATGCAGATGGTGCTTCAAACTCAGACTTGTCATAGTTTTGGTAACCCTCAACTTTACGAATCTTCAGTTTGAAGTTTGCACCAGTCCATAGATCAAATGGATTGATTGCAGTTTCATCTTCAAAAGCAGGATTCATTGCTTCAGTAATCTTATCAAAGATTTTCTTACCAAACTTGAACAGTTTGATTTGTCCTTCATTCTCTGGATGTTTTGGATCAGAAATGATATAGACATTTGCAATATAGTTTAGTTTACGTTTTTGTTTACGTACAACTTCCTTGTTTGCTTCGATACCAGAATTCCACAATGTTGAATTGTGTTCACACACAGGACATTGCTGATTCTTAGTAGTCAGACAGTTATCAATCAGCCAACCACCAGGACCTTGAAATCCATGAGAGAACATCTTGACCCAAGGCAACGCATCATCGCCGTCTACTGCTGGTGCAGGAAGAAAGCGGAAAGTAGCCATGCCGTTACCGGCTTTATCTACTTCTGGTCGCCAAAATTTATCTGATTTTTCACCTGTGTCGGTACCAGCACTCATTGCTTCAACAGCTTTTGCCAGTTTGTCCATATTGCCCGAAGAGCGTTTAAGATTTGCGAAATCTACCATGATTTTTCCTTTATATAACGGAGTGTAAAAAATATTAACGGAGTGTCCACTTATTCATAATATAATTCTATTTATACACGCAATAAAGCGTCTAAAATAGAGATGGTACTCAATGCATCTTTGTGATGAATTGCGACACCACCTGCTTTTTTCCAATCATCAATAACAGATTGAGTATCATCAATGATTATGGAATCTGGTGTTGCATATTTGTACTTGTGTTTTTTTCCAGGTACAAAGTTGCGAGGATATTTAATGTGTTTAACAGTAAGCCACACATCTTTTTGATATGAGATTTCTTTATGGGATTCTTCTCTTGCAGTAGAGGAAAGAATCTCAACAGGAACACCACAAGTTTCAAGATGGTTCAACAAAACCACCGCATCTGGCATATAATCCAGTGTGGAAAACTGTTTTGTGCTAATGAAGTTGTCAAAATGACTATAGAATTGTTTCTTCTTATCCGCTTCATGTGGATAAATTTTATACAATTCTTTGTAGCGTTTGCCAAAGTCGGCAATTACACCATCCATGTCCAAATAAATTTTAGTAATTTTATGCATTACAATCTTTTCAAATAATCAATAACTAATCCAAAGTGTTTGTCAAACCTGTGGTCTGCATCAGACACAATTGTAACATCAAAACCAGCATCTGTCAAGTTTTTGCTGAAGGTTTGATTATCTATTACCTCATCATACTTTGCAAAGAAATATTTGTGTCCTTCATGTGGAGCAAATACATGATAACGTTCACAGATTTCTTCAGGCACACCATACTTTAATAGTGATGTTGCAGGATCAACTGAAGGATTGATGATAACGGCTTTTGCTTTGTATAGTTTAGCAAGTTTAGCTGCTGTCCAACCACCAAGTGAAGTGCCGACAAATACCAATTCAACATCTTGATTCAGATGGTCGATTAGTAGGTTGTCGATCTTATTGGTGAGATACAACATAGCCTCAACAGGATCAACATCCGCTTGAAAGCAATGTGCATTAAATCCAGCAGATTTAAGTGCTTTTAGTTTTGTGCTTTTTGCGCCAGAACCGTAACCGTGGCAATATACAATTAGTTTTTCCATATACACATTATATCACATTACAAATAACTTGTCAACTTACTTTTTAGGGTGTCCCATCATAACTTTAGTATGCATTTCTCCACCAATCTTACGGTCATAATGCTCACCATTATCGTGAGGTTTAACTTCCTTATTCAATAACTCGCCTGCTCTATTTGAGTGAATAACTGGGACGCCCATCTTTCTTTGTAGATGTTCTGCTGCACCTGATACCTCACCCCATGCACGTTTCTGTTCATGGTCCTCAATCTTAGTTTTCTTCCAATCTTCTTTACCTTGTTCGCTACCATCAGTAGCAGAGGCAATTGATTTACGTCCATGTTGTTTCTTATACAGATTTACAGCAGTAATCTTACCATTACGTTTGGTCGCCTTGATTGCAGAATCTGTAATATCTTTATGAATCGCATCAGATTCTTCTTTCGAACCAGACTTATGACCACCATAACCACCAATCTTAGGATGTGAATATGATTTGTGAATCATATCATGGATTTCTTGTCTATGTTTTTCTCTATTAACCTCGTGTTCTGGATTAATACCAATAGATAGGACTTTTTCAGTAATAAAAGATTTGAAGTTTTGCATGATAGTAAAAGTAGTTTTTATCTATTTATGCATGTTCAGATACAGCATCCTTGAGTATACTTTTAAACTTGACCTTATCATATTGAATGAAAGGAGTGTACTTCTCAACCTTCATTTTCCAGTTTGGCCAAATGATATCTTCAGATATTTTTCTGTCCCACATTGGAAAGAAATTCATTATGTCATTCAATATAATCAAAGTCTCAATACAAATATCATTTTGCATTGCACCCAGTAACAAATCAGGATGACCGCCAGATGGTACTTTTATCAAGTCATCAGGTTTATCGGCCTGTTCCAAGATACGTGCTATATCAGTTTCAAAACGATATGTCAAACTCTGATTAATCTTCTGCCACTTTTTGTATACCTCTTCACCATTTGGGCCAGTCATTTCACCCACCCATGATGAATCACCATAAACAAAGTTTGCAATGTAGAAGTTTTTAAGTTCTTCCATCGAATACTTACGTGACAGTTTATAGAAACTATACTTAGATTTGTTTCTTAAAAAAGAATCTTGTGATACATTTGTTTTACCACCATACTTTATGAAATCATATGAAGTGGAAGTAAAATGCAACTTCAAAGCTGAATATAGTTTATACGCTTCAAAACCTGTTGTTTCATTCATAATTAAATTGGCAGACTGTTAACTCTTTTAATAAGTGAGAGTGATTGTGCTTCTTCATGTATACGAGCCTTCAGTGATGAGGATATAAGTGTTGCTGCTACCTCGATCTCAAGTCCTGTTTCATTACAGTAATCTATAATAGCATCGATACAATTCACCCTATGCTCATTGGCAAGTTTAATTACATTTGTACTAAATTCAGATATTTCATCACGGGTTGGCATATAATCTCCAGGTTTTAATGCATAATCTTAACATAAAGATAATAGATTGTCAAGCATCATCCGTATAAAATATATGTTTACCAATCTTCACCAGTTTTTTATATTTCCATTTTGGATGTACATACTCAGCATGATAGAATAATGCATTTGATTCTGCAAGTTCTTGGTGACTTATATTATTCTCAAGAGCATCATGTGCAACAGTAAAACTTCTTTGCCACATAGGAAAGTTTGTTATGGTTTTATCTTCACCAACCCAGCTGAATTGATATTTCTTACCTCTATGCTGATATACAATAGAGCATATGTCTTTTGGATATCGTGGGTCATTCAAACGATTCAATACAACTTGAGATACTGCACGTTTACCTTCATCAGATTCAATACCTGCTTCGTGGTAAATGTTTCTCGCCATGCATAGTACGTCATCATTCAATTGAGGTACTTGCTTGTGGTGAATTGTAGGCCATAAAATAAAAAGTGAAAGAAATACTATCAATAGTGAAATTGATTTTTTAGGCATTCGGATTATTTGTAGTTTAGAAATTGCCAACTGATTCGTTGATAAGGACAGTTGGCGAAACCTCAGCCTAGTTTAAGCAGCTAGGCGGTATGCGGAGTCGTTTGCATTTACGTTTTTTTACTTTTAGCGACTATCTGTGTCGAGTAGCCTAATATAATACTTGTTACCCAATCGATTACCAGAGCAGGCCCATCATAAGTATACCCAAATCTGGAAGTACGGATTCGGTGACCGTATCACTTGGGAATCAAACCCACATACACTTATGGTGGACCTGGCCGGATTTGAACCGGCGTCTTGAATACTTTTCCTATACCAAGTTTACTACCATTATTAGCGCACCGATTCGGTGTGCTTACCCTTTACGGATTTCTTCAGTAGTTTGAACCACAATTTTTTGGCTTTTTCTAAGTTATGGTCAAACTCTGCACGATTTAATTTCTGAATAAGTTTTTTAACTTTCATTGATTACGTCCTTTTGAATTTTGTACAATCATAACATAGAATTGCTTATGTGTCAAGCGTTCTTAAAAACTAAATTTTGGATACTTAACTTTTACCGCCGCACAAGCAGCCAAGTAGTTTGCTTCTTGTTGAGCATCATTCTTGACTTTTGCATCAAGATAATCCGACATTGGAGGATAAGATTCAGCACGTAATGTTTGTATCACACGATGAATAATATCTTCATTGATTGCAAGACCCCATGATTGTCTAAAGATAAAATCATAACCATCAGGTACAGATGTTTGCAATTGCATTTCTTCTACAACTTGATTTGATAACAACATATAACCAGTACAATCAGGTTTTTGTCCAATCATAATTGTTTGCAAATTATTATATTTTGGTGTTATAACATCTTGACCTGGCATGCCAGGTGAACCAAAAATTGTTGAAAGGTCTTTTGAGTCGACCGTGCAAAGATAAAACATTAGTCATTCTCCGAAGTTTGTAAGTTTTCGTTTTTTAACGCAATCATTGAAGGTGATTGGCGAAGTTCGATTTTTAAAGGATCGGCGTTGCCTTCCAATAGTATTGCATTTTCTGGCACTAAACCAATTTGTTGTAATGCATGAAATGTGTGTGGGTTAGACATAGCATTACGTAATTTTGCAGGTGATGGTCGACCATTTGCAATAATTTCAGCTTGAATTTCTTTACCAATCATAACAGTAAATTCGTTGGCAGCATTAGCTTCAAACATTTCATCATCTGTGTATGGTGTTCCATCTTCATGTCGTAATCTTGTTGGCTCTGCAATCTCAAACAATTCTGCTAAGAGTTTTTCAAGAGTTTTAATTTCTTTACGATTCAATTCAAAGCTTTCTGTTTGTGAAACAGTAAAAGAATCTAACTCCAAAATTTCTGCTTGTAATGTCATAATGATATGAGGCAATGCATTAATTTTTTTTGCATTTTCAAGTTCTGACAACTTAGCCTTATATTTTAAATCAGCAACTTCTTCTAGTTTAGCTGCACGAATGCGACCTTCTAAGAAGTTTTGTAATTGTTTAATCTTCTCCCACGGTGTCTCACCGATAACTTGGTAACGATAATTAAATTCACTATTCAATCTTGATGACATATTAAAAACTCCTAATTAAAAACATATTTATGAACTGTATGACGCAGCAGCTAAGACTCGTCTAACAGTACCAACACCAGTAACATCGACACCAACAACTCCAATATTAGATATAAGATTTGTCATTGATACATACAAAATGCTGGGAGTAGTAGTATAACCGTATCCAAATATAGCTTTATCGCCACCATATCCAGCAGCAGCTAGCTGCCATCTAGCAGTACCAACACCAGTAACATCTGAACCAACAACACCAACATTGGATACTAAATTAGTCATTGATACATTTGTACCGTTATAACCGTATCCAAATATAGCTTTATCACCACCGTATCCTGCGGCTGCTAAATCCTGTCTAGCAGTACCAACACCAGTAACATCTGAACCAACAACACCAACATTGGATACTAAATTAGTCATTGATACATATACACTGGTAGCAGTTCTACCATATCCAAATATAGCCTTATCACTACCATATCCAGTAGCAGCTAAACCATATCTAGCAGTACCAACACCAGTAACATCAGTACCAACAACACCAACATTGGATACTAAATTTGTGATTGATACATTTGAACCTGTGTTGCCATATCCAAATATTGCTTTATCACCACCATAACCAGCTGCTGCTAGAGAATATCTAGCAGTACCAACACCAGTAACATCAGTACCAACAACACCTATGTTTGATACTAAATTAGTCATCGATACATTTGAACCTGTGCTGCCATAACCAAATATAGCTTTATCACCACCATATCCAGCAGCATCTAAATAATATCTTGAAGTGCCCACACCAGTAACATCTGTGCTAACACCACCATAATTGTTTACCAAATTGGTCATTGATACACCTGAACCACTTTCACCATATCCAAAAATAGCTCGTGTTGCAGTAACACTATTTGATATAGTTGATCCGTCGTCATATGTTACGCCGGTTGCTGTTAATATTGTAGTCATTTAAAATCCTTATGAACTGTATGAAGCAGCAGCCAAATAATATCTCGAAGTGCCTATACCAGTAACATCAGTACCGACAACACCTGTATTGGATATTAAATTAGTCATATTCACAAAAACGCCACCGCCGGTATAACCATAACCAAATATTCCTTTATCGCCACCATAACCAGCGGCAGCTAAACCATATCTAGCAGTACCAACACCAGTAACATCGGAACCAACCACACCTGTGTTTGATACTAAATTGGTGGGACTAAGGGGTGAACCGAAAACATCACCGTATCCAAATATAGCCTTATCACCACCATAACCAGCAGCAGCTAAAGCTGATCTTGATCCTCCTACACCAGTAACATCTGTACCAACAACACCAACATTTGAAACCAAATTCGTTACATTCGTTGCAGTCCCGCCGCTGGTTGATGCATAACCATATCCAAATATAGCCTTATCACCACCATAACCAGCAGCAGCTAAATCATATCTAGTGGTACCAATACCAGTTACATCAGTTCCTACAACACCTGTATTGGAAACCAAATTTGTTATTGAATAATAACCGGCGTTGAATCCATAACCAAATATAGCTTTATCTCGACCATAACCAGCAGCGGCTGTAGATGAACGAGCCGTGCCGATGCCGGTTACATCTGTACCAACAACACCTACATTTGAAACCAAATTCGTTATACTATAGTACGTTGTTCCTGCAAAACCATATCCAAATATTGCTTTATCACCACCATATCCTGCAGCAGCTGGTTGATATCTAGCAGTACCAACACCCGTAACATCCAAACTAATACCACCATAATTATTCACCAAATTCGTCACAGCAAAATAGGTACCACCGCCAACAGCACCATATCCAAATATCGCTTTAGTTGCCCATTTTGCTGATGTTCTTATTGATCCATTTGAATACTGCACACCTGTACTAACTAAACTTGTTGCCATTTTGTATCCTTATGAACTATATGATGCCGCTGCTAAAGTGTTTCTAGCACTACCAACACCAGTTGTATCTGTTGCAACAACACCTTGATTGGATACAAGATTTGTAAGATTCTGTGTATTACTTGATATAGTTATTGAACCATATCCAAATATAGCCTTATCACCACCATAACCAGCTGCTGCTAGAGCATATCTAGCACTACCAACACCAGTTGTATCTGTTGCAACAACACCTTGATTGGATACAAGATTTGTTAATGACACGTTGCTACCGGTAGTACCATATCCAAATATAGCTTTATCACCACCATATCCAGCAGCAGCTAAGTATCCTCTAGCAGTACCAACACCAGTAACATCAGAACCAACAACACCAGTGTTTGATACAAGATTAGTTAATGAAACGTATGTCGTTGTATATCCATATCCAAATATAACCTTATCACCACCATAACCAACTGCTGTTAGAGTATATCTAGCAGTACCAACACCAGTAACATCAGTGCCAACAACTCCAGTGTTTGTTATTATGTTTGTCATTGAAACAATACTTGGTGTATATCCATATCCAAATATAGCTTTATCACCACCATATCCAGCAGCAGCTAAGTATACTCTAGCAGTACCAACACCAGTAACATCGGAACCAACCACACCTGTGTTTGATACCAAATTGGTTATTGATGTATATGATGAACCAGTGGTACCATATCCGAATATTGCTTTATCTCCACCATAACCTGCGGCAGCCAGGCTACTCCTAGTCAAACCAACACCCGTTACATCCGTACCGACACCACCATAATTATTCACCAAATTAGTCATACCTACAGCTGTGGTGGTGTAACCATATCCAAATATAGCACGAACCGGTGATTTTGATGATGTTTCCAATGAAGTGTCTGGATAGGTGACACCTGATCCTATTGTTGTTGACATTTTTACTAAAATCTCCGGTTTTTATTGGTCTAATGGGATATTTATAATCGTTTTTTGGTCTGATTATAGAACTCGATTGCACCAAGTAGTCCATCAATATGATCTTCAGTCTTTTCAATGAAAACCAATGGATTCTCATCTTTAACTGCCATCAGAGTAACAATTTGATCAATTTGTGTACCAATCATTTCTTCTAACATCAATGCATATGCAGTTTCTTGCCAGAAATATGACAAAATACTATCTCTTGTTTTGATTCTGCTACTTGTTTTGAAGTCAATTACTGATAGTTTTCCGTCCCATTCTGCAATCAAGTCTACACGACCTGCCATGCACAATGTCTTAGAAAATAATGCACACTCTTGATACCAAATGTTATTTACATGCTTATCTAGTAGTGGTTTAATACTTAGAAACATTTCAAGTGCATCAGGCATACTCTTTTTTCTGTAATCCAAATTATTACTCAAATAATTCTCACAGATAGTATGCATATTCGTACCTCGACCTGATGCTTGCTTAGAGATACGGTTGGCTTCTACATCACCAACACGTTTACGCCAAGCAAGAATATCAGCCTTACCCATGGCACCAATAACAGTAGTGACAGATGGCAATCTAGTGCCATCTTCCATTACATAATATCTACCATCAGGAAAGGTTTCTGCTTTAATATCTTTTAAAACAGGTACATCACAATAATCAAACATTAAAATCCCATCTTATCACAAGCCACAATCCACGACTTAACTAAACTACTACGAACAATATCATCAGGTGTAAATGAAATCTCACTAAATTCATCCATGTGTCTTGCAACATTCAAAAATTCAGATAGACCAGATACATCATTTCTACTCTTAATCAAATCATTTTGTTTCAAATCACCAATAAACATAATCTTAGAACGATGACCAACACGAGACATAACCGAACTCAATTCATGGAATGTCATTGACTGACATTCATCTACAATAATGATTGAGTTATCAATAGAAATACCACGTATGGCAGTAGTAGATATAAACCTGGCATAACCTTGTTCTTTCAATCTATCCCACGCATCTTTACGACCAAAAAGTGTCTCACAAATTTCTTTGTATGGCACTTCATATATCTCCATCTTTTCTTCCAATGTACCAGGAACAAAACCCTGATCTCTTACTTGTACAGCAGAACGAACTACAACAACATGACTGAATGGATTATCCTTATTTAACACTTCTTCAATTGCACGATACAATGCTAAGAATGTTTTACCAACACCTGGTGATCCTAATAGGCCAATGAAGTAATCACCTTGTTTGTATGCATCGAAAAATTTTTGTTGGTTTTTTGTTAGTGCTTCAAATGTTTTTAAATGATCTAATTTGATTTTTAATGAATTTGATACTGCTGGTTGATGTGCGTATATGTTTGAATCATTCTCAATACTATCATCACGTTTTTGAATTGCCGATCTTTTATTAGTAGCCATAGAAACTTTCCTTGGTTTAGTTTTATTATTTTTAGGCGTAGGTTTTGTTGTTGTCAGAATCATCCTTTCTTAGTAACGCAGGTACTTTTTGTTGAATATTCTTCTTGGCTTGCTGAGGTTGTTGTGGTGGTTTTTTGTAACCACCGCCAAGAAGGGCTGCAATTGGTTGAACTCGGTCGATTACCATTCTCTAGGCAACTTTGTTTTGTGACCAGACATAGTATTACCAGGAATAGTTTCTTTCATTCGCTGAATAACACCCCTTTCGAAAGCCATATGTGCCTGACCAATGCCAGGAACACTCATGCGTTGGCCATCGCCTAGACCAACAAGACCTTCAGGTGCAAAATAACGTTCTAAATGTGGATTATCTTCTTTGAATTTGTCGTATTCTGACAAGCGCATAATATGCTCTTCAACTTCACCGGTATTTTTATTAAAAAATGGATATATCATACTGTTTGAAACCAGTCTGGCACTGGCCGAGAGTTAATCTTACCTTGCCAGTTAGCAAGGTGCTTCTTGTTATTTATGTAATAGTTACGATACGATGCAATAGAATCGCCGGCAACTTTTACCTCGACAGGCATGGCAGGTGTAGGTTCAGTAAAAGGTGCTTCTGCAATATTTGTTGGACAAAAATACAAATAGTTGTGCAAACGTTCAGTTGAATGTTTTTTACCATAGCGATAGGTGTATTCTTTCATCAAGGCAGTCCACAAATTGAATAGCCAGTAGTAGTTTGTGGAAGATTGTCTAGCCCAAATAGCTGAAGGATGATTGGGGTGAGTAGCAGCATAAAGAACATGCTCACGATCATCAGGGAGAATATAGGTTTGTCTTTTTCGTCCGTTAGCAGAAAGAGAAACACAAAGGTTGCCGTCAAGCAAACGGTGAGCAGTAGAAAGTAGTTGAGCATACTCGATAACCATTTTTGTTACATGACGATTCACATGCATTTCTGCACACGTTTTTGGATTTTGATGGATGTAAAAGATATTCATACCAAGATTATATCACATTGTTTCATCTATGTCAACCATTAAATTGACAGTAAATTACGAAAGCATCCTAATCAATCCGATTGAGTCGATGGTGACCAAAAGCAAGTAATTAGCAAGCATACCAAAGGAACGCCGACTAAAAGCACACCAAGCATAGATAGAACATCCAAAAATCCATATTGGATAGAGAATATGTAATGGGGGGTTTGGTACGGTGGTTGCCATAGTGATAGAACACCCAATAGAAATAGCCCAAGCAATGCTCTCAAGACTAAAACGAATTCTATTACTTTTGTAATCATTAAAAATCCAACCGAAAAGTTTATTCATTACGAGTAAATGTTAGACCATTTTTCAAGCTTTTCAATCTTTGCTTCCATTGCTTTTTCAATAGATTCACCTGATACAATATTCTTATCAACAAGAATTTCAACCATTGCAAGTAAGTCACCAATCTCTTCTTCAAGGTGCTCACGATTTGTTTTAGGTTTACCAGGTTTTACTTGGTCTAATCCAAATCGAAAGCATTTAGAGATTGCCTGAATTACTTCTGCACATTCTTCTTGTGTAATTGACAAGATTTCACGTTCTTTATCCATATCTCAAAAATTCAATTTAGACTGGAACATGCATTGGTGGGTCTTGCGGTGGTGTTTCAGATTTAGGTGGGCGACCTGGACCACGTTTTACTGGTTCTTCAGTAAGCAAACGAGGATGAGTTTCTTTTTCTGCAACAGGAAGATTTCTGATTCGTGCTGCAATATCATCAGGGGTAACAGTCGCTAAAGCAAATTGTTTAAAAACCAAATAAGAATCGGTAACTTTCATAGAAGTTTTACCGCCGACTGCTGCTGAATCAGGGAAGAAAATATTGCAACCACCGTCTTTTAATGGTGCAATTTCTAGAATAGATTCTAGATTGATAATAACTTTGGTGTTTTTTTCTGTTGAAAATACTTCAATAAATGTACTCATAATTTTTCCTTAAAGATGGTTTGGGATTTATTTAGTCGTTGTTTTTACCTGCTGAACCCATCATATGACGGTCTACAGTTTCTGCAAACGCTTCGGCCTGAACCATTGCTTTGCGGAAAGATTTGTTTTCACCTTTGTGATGAGGTTTCAATAAAGCAGCCAGAGTCTTGGTGCGTTTAGATAGTTTAAATGTTGCTGGAATTTTCATATAATCCTTAAAATGGGTAGTAGACATAACCAAGTGTAACACATACGGCCAAAGAAATCAAGGCCCAAATAATGAATTTTTTAGATTCATCTTTGTGGTATTCAACTTCAAGTAATAGAAAGTCACGTTGACCTAGAATCATTGGTTGACATTCATCTTCACCACCCATCATCTCAATAGTTTTGATGGACTCTTGTAGGCGAGCCTTGGCTTCAATGTAATGTAGAATAGACAACATTAGATAAAACCTTCTTCATTTTGTGCCGGTTGCCGAGGCTCTGCATTAGACCAACGATACTCATAAATTGGTTCATTTGGCACAGTGTAAGGAAATGTTACTGGTACACTACATCCAGTACCAGAATAATATGATTTGTATACATCACCATCTTCATTGGTGGCCCATTCCCAAAAGACTTTACCATCAATATCATAACAAGAACCGTCAGCATTTTTAAATACTGAACCTCTACGATTGTTTTGCCAACGCATATTTTTACCATCACCATAATCTGATATATCATTCCATTCAGAATCTTCACCAGTCAAAGGTGTTAATGGATAAAATTTCATAAGTTTAGCTAAAACAGAAATGGCATAAGGTGCAGAGAAACCTGAATGACCTTCATCAGCAAACTCTTTAATCATATGTAGAATATGCTTACGCATTGCGCCATTGTATTCATCATCTTCGGTTAGACCAATTAGGTCCAATTCACGCTCTGCGTGTGATAATAGATCACTCATTAACTATCTCGCTCCATTGTACAAGCTTCTTGCACCAATACTGCCAATTGCTCAATATTTGAGCACATGATTTTAGCACTAGTATAGTCACCTTTTTTGTTACGACCACTCACTTCGATCATATAACCATTGTCATACATATTGACTGTAAAGTTGTCATTCACTTTTGTTAGTTTGTCACTCAGATTGCTTACTTGTTTTGTTGCCATAATATAATTTATACCTCATTAAAAAGTTTATTTTGTTCCATACGTTTTTCTTGGATTGTTTTCTCACCCCATGCTTTACGTGGGTTCATGCACATCACACAATTAGGATCACCACAAGTGACAGCATTAACTTTTGCATATCGATGTGATTCATATTGTTTAACAGGAACACCATGTGATTTAGCAATCTTCATATTGTGTTTGATTGCCGATTCTTCTTTATGAAGGCGCTTAGAATGTTTAATCTTATCTTCTTCTTTACTCATAACCATTCCTTTTCATATAAAACAATAAGTTTATATAGTATTTGAACCTAATTGGCTCATGTTCAGGATCAGGTAGTTTATCACCGAACATGGCAACTAGGTCATTACCAATTTGTTCTAATTGCTCATCAGTCATGCTTAGAAAAGCATTTCAGAAACTTCGATGAAAGTATCCTCATCGTAACCATCACCCTGTTTGAATTCTACATCAACACAATCAAAATCCAGCAAATCATGTTCTTCAGCGACAACCAAAAGATCATATGCTGCTTGTTGATACTTATTGCCGTTTGTACTCAATCGTACATGACCAAGCAATGCATAAATCAATTCAAACTCGGTCTGAGTTAGTTCCAAATTGTAAGTTGGTTCGTTAATAGTCAGTTTGTCAGTCATAATATTTCCTTTTTAAATAAATTCACTCATTAATCTTCATAAGTTGCCAAGAGTTTGAAACTCCTTCAACACCATCATCATATTTAACTCGCACATTACCCCAAAAAGAATCGGGGTAATCATAAGATAAAAATTGTTCAATAACTGTAGCTTGCTTCTTTACAGGTGCAACATATACACGTTCACCGGGTTGGTATTGTGGACCTTTCCCATCAGAATCAACTCTTTTATCCATTATTATCTCTTTTTATATATGAGTCCCTAATACCACGAGCATCATGTAGTGCATTGTGTGGCACCAACGATTCATATTCAATTGACATATCCAATTCGAAATTGATTTTTGGGTCAATCAACACGATTCGTTCACCAGGACCAGTAATCATTGCTTCACAGAAATACCTAATATCATCAGGCCAGTCTGCAACAATAGTTACAGTTTCTGTTTTACTGAAGAATAAAGAATTTAGATACATACTTAGTAGACCTTGAAATTGATTATATGTAACAGGTGAAGAAAACATATGTGGTACAACATTATCTTTCACCCAAGGATCAAGTTGGTCCTTCATTTCAATTTCACAATAGAATTCTTGTTGTTTAGTATCTTCTGGCACCAATGCCATAGACATTAGTTTACCACCAAAACCATTAAACTCTGTATCTAAAAATAGTTTCATTCTTTATAATCTTTCCAAAGTTTCATTGCTTTAGTGATTTGATCCATCTGTTCGAACCGAATTTGGTCCATGATGTTGAACATATCACTATTCACATTTTGTTGTGTCATCTTCCACAGTACATCATATTTTTGTTGTAGTGTATCTAGGACAACATCATACTCTTTTTCTTCACTCATGTCAACCTACTTTCAATATCTTCTATCAAAACCTTTAGTCTATTAAGAAGTTCCCGAATCTCATCATGGTTTACAACTACCGGCGGCCGCGGAGGTGTTTTCATCATGGCTTCAATCCGGGCAAACACACGTTCATCTTGCTCAATGCCAATGTCTTTAGTCATTTTTGTTCCCAAAGTTTACCTTTAATACCGCAGACCGCAAAGAAATATTTGTCACGTTCATCACGACATGATGATCCGCTGATTATTGTAGCAGCCAGTGCCCAAGGGTCTTTTGAATTTACAATTGGATTTTTACAACGCAAATTCCATTCACTATTTTTTTCTGGTTCACTCCACTTACATTCTGTGCAATATTTTGGCTTAATCATTTTTAATTCCAAAGGTTCTGATAGTATTTACCGAAAAGACGGAAACCATTCTGATTACGTTTTTGGTGTTTCTCTAGTGCATCATAGTCACATTTGTAAGTGTTTTTAGGACCATCCTTCATCTGATACAGTTTTGGTTTACCATTCTCATCAGTTGCAGAAACTTCCCACACCATATCATGCACACCAGAACGATACTGATCTTCCCATGAATCATCAACATGGCATTCGAATGCTTGAATCATTTCATCAAGAACCCAATCCCAACGCTTGAAGTGATTGGCATCAGTATCCCATTCATACTCACATTTATCACGAGCACCTGGTGCAGTAGAACGTAATTCTTCAGGTACATCTTCATCATCAACAAAAGGTGCACCTTGGATGTTTTCTTTCAATTTCTTCAACATTGGCGAAATGATATAAGCCAATGTATGGTCTGCTGACCAAACATCGTAGTTGTCAATTCTCACCTTGATAGTGCGTTTACGCTTGCTTTCAATCCAAATACACAACTTCATCAACAGAGAATCTTTTTCTTCACCACCAGACAACCATGTGCCAAAGTCATGTACCCAATCTGGTTTTTTAGGATAACCAATTTCATCTTTTTGATTTGGAACCCAAAAGCAAAGTGCTTCTGCAATTTGATATGGGCCAACATAATTTTTATAGGGTCCAATAAAAACTTTCATTGTTCAACTCCAAAATTTCTTTTAATCATAAACTTTACAAAATCAATGTCACCATCTTTCATATATGATAAACACTCTTTGAGAATCAACTCGGCGAACTTTTCTTGGTTAAAAAATTCACGATGATGAGTAATGCCGGTATCTGGATTAAAAGTTTCCACAATATCCGTAGCCTGTTGAGCAAGTTGTTTAATTCGTTCGTTCATATTATACCTCGATATATTTCAACTTAAATGTGTCAGCCTGATCTTCATAACCATCATAACCTCTCGGCTGGCAAACGATTCGAGTTTCACCAACCATATAATCAAATGAGTTGTGAGTATGACCATGTGTCCAAACTTTAATCTGTGGTCGATCCAAGATAAACTCAGACAAGTCGGAACTGTATGCACCATTCACCATTGTATCACGTTCATACTTTGGTTTTGTTGACAGTTTAGATGGTGAATGGTGACCAACAACAACGAATCTTCCATTTGGAATATCTTTTGTCACCTCATCAATCACCATAAGCATTGCCTTGTGTTCAGCAACAGATTTTTCTGGTGTAAACTTACCAACTCTTGTATGTGAATTGCCGGCAGCGTCACGATAGTGAACAACTTCAGAACTATCTTCAATGATACGATAATCATTCATGTAAGATTTGATACCAGAAAGAGTAAGTGGATCTTCCTTGTTCATATCTGTCCAAAGAGTACCACCAATGAATGTCACATTGTCAAAAGTTTTGAATTCTTTCTCCATAATGTGGAGATTGGTCAAGTATGCAAGTTTTTCTTTGATATGTGCAAACGATTTAGCAAAGTCACCATGATAATACTCATGGTTGCCCATGACATAAATTACATTTTTGAATTCTTCGCAACAGTTTTGGAAGAAATTGTGATACCGCACACTTTTGTCAGTTAGGCCAAAACCAAGAATATCATCCACAGCATTCAAGTCTCCGGCAACGCAAATGTCACCGGACAAAACCAAAACATCAGCGTTCTCGGTGTTTTTGAGCATGATATCACCAAATTCCAGGTGCAAATCAGAAGCCAAGGCAAATTTCATAAAAAACTCCATACATAAATATTACAACGATCCTAACATAAACCTGACCATTTGTCAAGTTTTTTTTCATAAATACCAAACATTATTACAGGAAACCAACAAATGAGTTCAATTTATAGATTTTTTACTGAGCATTTGGGCGGCCAAAACTCTTCAACATTCATCAGTAGAACAGGTGATGCATGGTTTGATCCAGAAATAAATGAAATTCGATTCTCAAACGGTGTTACTCCTGGTGGTTTAGCGTTATCATTTAAGAATTTAACTGTATCAAATACAATTACTGTAGGAACTTCATCATCAGATAATTACACTTTTGATGATATTTCATTCGCAACAGACGGTCGTAAAAATTCTTTTACTTTAAAGTACAACCAACAAACAGTAAATTTTAGTAATCCTTACAATTTAGACGTTTCAATAAATGGATTAGTACAAACTCCTTTTATTCCGTATACAACCAGCCTAATGTGGCAAAGTATGGTTTTGACGGCAAATAAAGGCTTCACTGTAGACACATCAAACAATATTAAGTTTTCAAGTAGTGTTCCTTCAGGCTCAAATGTATTGATTAGAACAAGATTTGGAAACACAAGTTCAGTTAAGAATATATATCCATTTAAACCACTAGATATTGTAATGGGATAAAACCAGCAATCGAATCATTCAACCCAAAGAAAAAGGATCATCATGGCACGTAAAGTTATTTTAGACCAGTATTACACATTCACACCTTCTACGAAAACTATTGTTATTCCTAGAGCAGTTCCAAAAGAACGTTTGATGTTAATTACTGACGTTACAACAAATCAGGTTATTTTCAATTTCTCTGATCCAAACCTAACATCAACATCACACACAATTGCAACATCCGCTGATGGTTATACCACAAGCACAACAGTTGTTTTGGCGTACAATACATCAGGTTTGTCTGCAACAGATAAATTGCAAATTGTTATTGATGAATATGATGAGAAGTTTTCTCCATCTGAATCATACACAGACCCTATCAATAAATTGCGTGTTTCTACACCACAGTCTTTGATTGATACCGACTATGAGTATTCTATTCAGACTACCAAGTGGGAACAATTGGGTATGATTAACAATCAACCTTTTGCATACTACACAACAGACAAAAACTTAAACGTAACTAATGTTACTGCTACAACTTCTTCTAGAACATATGTTGCAAACGTAACAACATCAACTGCACCTGCGGTTGGTTCACCAATTGTTATGCTTGATTCTTTGTTTGCTGGTGCAGACGGTTTGTACATTGTAGATTCAAATACAGTAATTAACGGTGCTAACACTTTCAGTTACACAGGTAAATATGCATTTACTGGTACAACAGGTTCAATCTTCAATTCTGGTGTTACAGTTGGTTATCAAGGCCAAGTATTTTCTAATGCTGCAATTTCAATAGCTTCTGCTTCTGTAGCTACAGGTAATCTAGTTACTGTTATCACTTCTCAAGCACATAACTTGTCTCCAGGTAATGAAATTGCATTCACTGGTGCAAATACAGCTAATGGTTCTTGGACTGTTTCAACAGTTGTTAGCCCAACAGTATTCCAATTCTATGCATCAAATGGTGTTTCTACTCCAACTACTGGTGCAGTTACAGTAACAAATGCTTCATTGTACACACGTCCACAAGGTCTTGCAGTACATCGTGCATATGATGGTGGTGTTCGTTTCTCAACAAACGCTACATCCCACAATCAACAATATATCCGCCAAACACGTAGATATTTCCGTTACCAATCTGGTAAAGGTATTCAAATGTCTACAGGTACAACATTACGTCCACAATTGACACTTGATGGTTTGTCTTATAACAGCACTACCAATGTAGTAACTGCTACTGTAAAAGACCCACACGATATCAATTCACCAACAGTAATTGCTATCTCTGGTGCAAATGAAACAGGTTACAATGGTACATTCACAATCTTGAATGTTATCAATGCATACCAATTTACATACAAACCAACTACTGCACCAACTGCATCACAAGCATCTGGTCCATATTATGGTTCTGTTGTAAACTGGACTGGTGCAGAAAATCGTATTGGTATTTTTGACCAACAAAATGGTTTGTTCTGGAGATATGACGGTCAACAATTGTCTGTTGTAAGACGTTCTTCTACTTTCCAAATCTCTGGTCAAGTAAATGCAACACCAGGTTCAACATCGATTACTGCTAACGCATCATATCCAACATTCTTTAGTAAGCAATTGGCGGTAAATGACTTTATCGTTATTAAAGGTATGTCATATCGTGTTACTGGTATCTTGTCTGACCAATCTATGATTATTTCTCCTGCTTACCGTGGTATCAATGCATTGACAAATGCTACAATCAGTAAGACAGTTGATACAATCATCACACAAAGCAATTTCAATATTGACAAGTTGGATGGTACAGGTCCTTCAGGTTACACAATTGACCTAAACAAAATGCAAATGTTGTACATCGACTATTCATGGTACGGTGCTGGTTTCATTCGTTTTGGTGTTCGTGGTGCTGATGGTAATGTTACATATTGCCACAAAATCATTAACAACAACGTAAACTATTTGGCTTATATGCGTTCAGGTAACTTGCCTGGTCGTTATGAAACAAATACATTCAACAAAACTACGACATTGGCACAAACTATTGGTTCATCAGATACATCTTTGATTGCTACTGATTTGACCAACTGGCCAACAAGTGGTTCTGCATGGATTAAATCTGCTAATACTGGTGGTACTGGTGCTGCTGCGTCTGAGTTTGTTACATACACAGGTATTACTGGTAACACAATGACTGGTCTCACAAGAGGTCAAGCTGGTGCAACAGTTACTAGTGCTGGTACAACTTTAGGTAATAACATTGTTACTGTTAGTTCTACAGCAGGTATTCAAGTTAATCAGTATGTATTTGGTCCAAATATTCCAAACCAAGCGTTTGTAACTTCTTTTGTTCCTAGTACATCAGTTACTTTGAATCAGGCTGCAACTGCTACTGGTACAAGTACATTGTATTTTGCTCCATTGTCAAATACTGCAACAGGATTTACTGTTACTGCAACAGCACCAACTTCAATTGAACTACACTCACCTTTAGTTTCTCCTGAAGTTAATCACTGGGGTACTTCTGCAATTATGGATGGTGGTTTCACAAACGACAAATCATTCATCTTTACAAAAGGTATGACTTCAGGTGTTTCAGTTTCACAAGGCGCGTCACAAGCACTAATGAGTTTCCGTATCTCTCCATCTGCATCTAACGGTGTTGCTGGTGCTGCATTAGGTATTCGTGAAGTTATTAACCGTATGCAACAGTTGCCTTTCGAGGTTGACATGTATGGTAATGGTTCATTCTTGGTTACTTGTACTTTGAATGGTACAACATCAAGTACCGCTGAATCATGGACAAACGTTGGTGGTTCAAGTCTTTCACAATACATTTTCCACGGTGCTGGTGTAACAGTATCTGGCGGTGAACCAGTATTTGGATTCTACTTGAATTCTGCACAAGGTACATACGCTACAACTCAACAAGACTTGACACAATTGCTTGCACTTGGTACTAGTATCTTGAGTGGTGGTACTTCTGGTGCTGCTGTTGGTGTGTATCCAAATGGACCTGACGTACTGACGTTCTCTGTCCAGAATATCGACACTGCATCACGTAACGTCCAAGCACGTTATTCATGGAATGAAGCACAAGCTTAATTGAATTTCTTACCATGAAATGAAAAAGGGACCGAAAGGTCCCTTTTTTTTATTCCGATTTAGGTCGCATATTGACCATGCATAGAAATGCAGCAAAAATCCACCACGGGGACCAATTGTACACCGCAACATAATACGTTGACAATGCAATCAGACAAAAGTTATAAATGTATCCTGCACAATAAACTTTCCAATCGTCTGTCATACAACCTTACCCAATACAGAATAAATCAAACGATCCAATTCAGAATCAAAAGGCTTATTCTCTCTACGATTCTGCCAAATCTTTTCTAGTAATTGTTTAGCATTATCATCCGCTTCTTGAGGTAATGATCCACGATCCGCTAATTCATCAAGCAAATCTTCTGTACAAAAATCGCTAATGTCCACATCAACTTCAACTTCTGTGTATACTGTTTTGCGTGTCATATATTATTCCAATTCAATACTAAATTCTTTTACTGAATCGAAACGAAATGAACGCCAACCTTGTGCCTCAACATCAAATACGGCCAACGAATCTGCTGGTGTTGCACGAGCAGGTTTAGTTTCATCAGATTCTTTTACCTCGACAGTAGGCAACAATTCAGGTTTCAATGTGCAACGCATCACACGCTCAGTACCATCTTTCTTGGTAAAAATTACCTCAGCAATACCTTCATGCAGCATATCTTTCATCCATTGCTGGGTTGCTGCTTCATCATCAATAATTTCTTCGTTCATAATTAACCTTTCAATGTAAACTTTTTCAAATAATCTTTTGTTTGCTCAAGTGTATCAACTTCCATGTCCTGTTCTAGGATTTTAGCAACTACACCTGCGCGTGCTTGTGTGAATAATTCTTCAATATAACGCAAATCATCTTCTGTTGCCATACTTACAAATATCAACATATCTTCAGCAGACAAACTCAACAAGAATTTTAAATTATTAACATCCCTCTTATTCATTATTCACCACCAAAGAAACCAATTACCTTATTCAAGTAATTAATCATTGCGGCATTGTAACGATAATCTTCCGTTTCATGGTTGGGAATATCTGCACCGTCCAATTCACGTTGCTCAGTCAACTTATTTTCTTGAACGATTCGGTCCCTTGCTTCAATCAATGTAGCCAATGTGATTGCATCAGCAGCTTCATAACTCAACATAATTCCAGAACCATTACGCATACACAATCTCCATTTCTGTTTGTTCGACAACTACATCAGGACTATTGGTTTCATCGGTATTGGTGTAACCTGTATAACGACCTTCTGCATTGAAACAATTAGGATTCAACAATTGATATGCTGTCACTTTACGTCCGTCCTTATGTACCTTGATAACTCCACCATCACGACGGATATTATAGATGTTGGTTGCAAGACGATACAATACTGCCTCTTGGTCTGTGTCTTTGAAACACGCCTTGATATCATCAGGCGACACAGGTTCACCAGACAATAATACAACTGCAATCTTTTCGTGGCGATTTTGTTTGCCGGAACGCACTTTCAATTTCATAATATAACTCCAATGATTAACGGTTATTCAAGTATTCTTCTAGGTCAGTAAGTAGAGCAACGAATACCCAAAGTGCGGCATGCCATGTTGGCACCATTTCACCTTGATACCACAAAAACAGGTAACTGCCGAAAGCGAATGAGGTAAGCGCGAGTCTAAAAATACTATAGTTCATAATTTACTCCTTAAAATGGAACTTCTTCTTCAGGTTTGAATGGATGTTTTGCTTCTAGATTAGGAGCAATACTTACAGGTGGATTAATCTTTGCATCAACTTTGGTGTACAAGTCCAAGAAACCAGTTTTAGTTTCTTCATCAAAACGATTCACGCAAAGTGTAATTGCTTTCATGCGGTCATTGAAAATATCAAATGCCTTTGCGATATGAACCAGACGGCGAGTAGAGATAATTTCATCAACACCACCTTCTTTGAATGTCTTACGGACGGTATCAGCCCATGTCACAAGGCACTCAACAAAATCTGCATCTTTGATAAGCGGTGCAAGAATCTTGGTCTCAGTTTTCTTATCAGGATATTCCTGTTCAACAGTAATTGGAAAACGTTCCAAGAATGCATCATCAAGAATCTGTGACAGGTATTTGCCTTCATCAGAGCCACGACCTTTGGTGTTTGCAGTAGCAACTACATTGAAACCAGGTTTTGGATAAACCAACTCGCCAGACTTTTTATTGTAGTATGGTTTACCTTCAAGAATACCCTGCAAGCACATTAGTTTGTTTGAACCACGGTCAACTTCATCAATCAACAGAACAGCGCCACGTTTCATGGCAATAATAACAGGACCGTCACGATTAACCACATTACCATTGACAAGAGTAGGACCGCCGAGCAAATCACTTTCGTCAGTTTCAATTGAAATGTTGACCCGGATGCATTCACGTTGAAGTTCTGCACAAACTTGTTCCACCATGAGGGTTTTGCCATTACCACTATGACCAGTAACAAAAACAGGATAAAACATGCTAGACTTAACGATATTACGCAAATCTTTAAAAAATCCAAAAGGAACATAATCAGGATA